GCCTGGGGCTCCGTTTCCGCTTTTTTCATTTCCTGTTCTTTTTCCTCGATCACGCCTTGCGCAATCCGGGTCCTGTCGCCGGCGGCTTGACCCTCGATCCGTTGAATTCGCTCGACGAGGTCCGCAATGCCCAAAAGTTCCTGAAGGTCCGCCATCGCCTCCGCTGCTTCGCTCTGCTTGGCCCGGCTCAACCGCTCTTGGAAGTCAATGACCTGGGCTTCCTGCTCGTCGGCGATCACGCCTTCGTCTTCGAGATTCGTGCGCTGCTCGACCGCCTTGAGCACCTTGTAGGCGTTGATGTATTTCTCAAACTTGGGATGTCCGGACAGCGGGACGATGATCTTTTGAATATTTTGCATGGTCTCGTTGTCCCGCATCAGGGCTTGGATGCCGGAAACATGAAACCGACCGCTCATAGGCGGCAACCCCTCGACGCCGTTGCGTGCTTCGGGATTGGGCCTCAAGCCGTATTGCGCAACGGCGTCCTTGCCTAAGAGACGCTCATAGTCCTGAAGCGTGGCATGGGTCTCGACCACTTCGCGGGCCGCGTTCAGAGCCCCTGTGGCGCCTCGTTCGATGTACTCGCCCATCAGGCCGTACACACCCAGGGCTTGATCTAAATTCATCGCAGCCTCACGAAACGTGATATCCTGACGCCACCCGGGCAACCCTTGCACCGAATCGGTCACAAAGCTGCCGCGCTGGTAATTTTGGTCGAAGTATTGCAAGTTGGCGAGAATGTCGCTTGTCCGCACCTTGCGGTCGATCTGCCGTATCGCCTGTTGCCAGTTGGCCGTCTCCCGGACCAAAAAATCTTTGCCGGGCGCCGTCAACACATCGGCCTTGTCCACCAACCGGTCCACATTGATTTCCGTCATGGGGTTCACGACCCATTGCAGATTGTCGATATGCAAACACAAGATTTGATTCATCGCGTCCCATAACTTTAAAATCCCCTCCAGCAGCCCGCGGCCTCCGTGACGCAACAAATCCGGGAGCGGACTCCAAGTGATCCCCGGCCAACGAAGCGACGCATACGGAGACACCCGGGGCGGTTCGATCACGCGGCCTGCGGCCACGGTGTACCGTGCCCGGGGCATCAGCAGCTCGCCCTTGGGGGACAGCACGGTGCCCCAAAATTCGCTGACTTGCACCATCCGGCGGAAACCGCTCCGTTCCCAGTGCATCTGGCGGCGCTGCTCGACCCGTTCCTTGGTCATCAAAGGGTCCTTGGCGTCGATGTTTTCCGTTGAAGCGCTGTCTTTCACCGCGTTCACATTCTTATACCGGCCCGATTTCTCGGCCTGCTTCAACAGCCACCAGTCCAACCATTCGGTATGCACCCAATACATGCCGCTTTGCGGATCCCGGGGCTTTGCGTCCGGATCGCGGGCAATCTTCCAGGGCTCCACCAAACTGAACTCGATGCCGCTTTGCGGAATAAAGCGGGGGATCATCTCCAGACCTTCCCCAATCGCCAACGCCATGTTGGTCGAGGCGGCGAACTGCATCACGAAGTCCGCCTTTTCCGGGCCGATCTGCTTTTCCATGACACGGTGCCAAAACTGAGACGCGTTTTTGTCTTCCGCATCCTGAATGCCCAAAAACCGCGGGGTAAAGGCCTTCTTCACCGCAGCCGTGCCGTATTGCACCGTGGAAAACGGCTTGGGCACCACCACCCGGGACTGCCACTCTTCCTTGTCCTGGTAGCTGGCCGGCTCGTTTTCCAGGTACACGGAGTAGCATTGCTCCTGAACCTGGCGGATGTATTTCCGGCTGGACGCGCTGGACTTGATGCAATCATAACAATAGTCGACAAAGTGCTGTTCCTGTTCCCGGGCATAGGCTCGGGCCGCGTCCTGCCGTTCCCGGGCTTCCTGCGGGTCCGCCATCAAATCTCGCGTTTGAATCGCACGGACTCTGTTCGCCACTTCGTCGGTCGGATCTTGAAACCGAATAACCATTTACCACCCCGCTCCCGGTGCATCCGGAAAAATACGATCAAAGTGCCGCTTGTATTCCCGGGTCGCGCGGCCCGGAGACCAATCAGACCGGCAAGGACAATCCGGCCGGCAATTCGCCGGGTCCGGTTCGCCGTTCCAACCCCGGTCCGGATCAAAGGTCTCTCCGCCGCAATGGGGACATTTGAAAATCTCGTTTTGCGCTTCCGGGGCGTCGTAAGGGCTGCCCTCGCGCATCTCCCAGTGATCATACCTGCCCATACACGCCTCCCGTAAACGACGGCTGCTTGTAGGTATCCGTGCGATAGCTCCGCGCTCTTTTGAGCGCCTCGGCCCTGGGCTTGGCCTTGATGATCGGACGTTTTTCATGGGGGAACAACACCGCAATCCCGTAGGCAAACGCCATCCCGGGATGATCATGATGGTTTTTCACCGGCAAATCTCCGATCACCCGATTGGAATTATCCACCTTGTAAACCCACCCGCCCTTGAGTGCCCGGTGGAGCTTTGTGGCGCTGGCCGACAAATACACCAACGGTTTGCCTCCGTTGAGCAGCCGCTTGAACACCGGATTTAAGGCTTCCCGCCGCGGGGGCCATCGCACCGGGCCGCCCTCGAACCGGGCGTTGAACGCCTCTTCCACGATCCGACTCGTCACGCTGTTCACGCTCGATTGATCGGGCGTTTGCATGGACGGGTCTCCGATCAAGCGCCAACCCTGAACCTTGCCTGCATACTTCGGGGTTCGCAGCAAAGGCTTGACCTGCTCCTCGATTAATTCGACCACGCCGATGCCCTCGTCGTACAAAACATCGTGGATCACCAGTTGTCCCCAGGGCATTATTTGAGCGATGATGCAGGTCGGATTTTGATAAGAATCCCAAAATTGCATAAACCCCCCCCTCAGCGGGGGAATCACCTTCTTGCAATAATGAATCGATGCGTTATAACCGGGCGTGACCTTCTTGCCTTGGACCACTTCCGCCTCTTCCCCTAAGACGTACCGGGCCCATTTCCCGGGATCATCCTGAAAAGCCGCCATATTGGCGACACGGGCCAGAGGGTTGAGAAACTTATTTTCCCCGCGGCGGATGCGGAATGTTTTCTTGGTGATCGTCAGCCACTCCCCGCTGCCCGGGTAAGTCTCTGCCGTCATATATTCTTCCGGAGCATCCACCAGCTCCGCGGTCCAGTGCTCCTCGTCCGCCGGGTTTTGCGTGATCTGCACGCGCATCTGCGTCCCGGTCTGCCGGGCCGCCCGGGCAATCGCCATATCGAACACGCCTTTGGGCAGCCCTGCGTTGGCCCGCTCATAAATCGGCGCAGGCTCCTCCAGCCAAATACAAGCGTACTCCGGACCCTGCAACTTGCTGATCGATGCAGCGTCGTCAATGCCGAACAAGTCGATCTCCACCCGAGGGGAAGATAGGATGATCCCCTTGTGCATGCCGTCCCGGAAAATAATCCAATCCTTTAGGATTTCTTTCAGGGATTGAGCCGTGGAGGTCTTGATGTTCTCGAATGTATCGCGGATCAATGCGCACCGGATATCCCGGCCGCTCCTCTGAGCATGCGCCATCAGCGCAGAAGACCCGGCATGCGTTTTGCCCTCGCCCATCGGTCCGATCAATTGGCAAATATGGCTGTCCGACGTCACAAATTCCCACTGGGTCGGACTCAGCTCATATGTCAAATCTTCCTTGGGCATTGTTTTGCTCTATGCTTTCCGTGGGCCTTATCCTGCCTTGCCGAACGTCACCTCGCGGGGTCCGCTCGGCCGCTCGGTTGCGGGATGCTGCGCATCCTGGCGTTGTCCTTGTTTCATGATAAAAATATTGCCTTGGGCCTCACCACCGATGATGCCCGAATATTTCAACTTCGTATCAATGATCTGTGTTGCCATCTTCATGGCCCGGATCCGCTGGCTCCGGTTGTCCATATCTTCCTGCAACCATGTCAGACATTGCTGAACGAATGTTTTGACGATCTTCTTTCGATCTTCCGGGTTGTTGTAGGCGCTCAAAATCTGATTGGCCCAAACC